GGGTGCAGCCCTCGCCGCTTCGCGGCTCGGGGGTCGTCGCGCTGTTGCGCGACTCCTATGGGTCCCAAGGGGATCTAGTATGCCGATAGTCCGTGACCCCCCATCCCCCTTAATACATATAGGGGTCCCAAAGAAACACCCTTTAGACCTAGATTTAGACATTCAACCGTGATAAATACATTGTAAAAAAATATCAAAGGTGAAAAAATTTTACAAAAAAAATTATAAAAAAATTCTATGGACGTAAGTAAGATAGATCTGAATAAGCTTCCCGTGGATGCACGGAAAGACTTTATGAAGTATGCAATAAAGTTAGACGAGAAGAAAAAAGAAGAAAAGATACATAATGATTTTTTAACTTTTGTAAAATCTGTTTGGCCAGATTTCGTTGAAGGTAGTCATCATAAAAAAATTGCTGAACAATTCAATCGTCTTGCAGAAGGAAAGATTAATAGATTAATTATCAATATGCCACCAAGGCATACTAAATCTGAATTTGCATCATTCTTACTTCCAGCATGGATGATTGGTCGTAATCCAAAATTAAAAATTATCCAAACAACCCATACTACTGAACTTGCAGTTAGATTTGGTAGAAAAGCAAAACATTTAATTGATAGTGAGGATTATAAAAAATATTTTAAAACTACACTAAGAGAAGATTCGCAAGCCGCGGGCCGTTGGGAAACGGATCAAGGTGGTGAATACTTTGCAGCCGGTGTCGGTGGGGCCATCACGGGCCGCGGAGCGGATTTACTTATCATCGATGATCCACACTCGGAACAAGATGCTATGAATCCCGAATCGTTGGAACGTGCTTATGAATGGTATACGTCTGGTCCAAGACAGCGTTTACAACCAGGCGGAAAGATCGTAGTGGTTATGACGCGTTGGTCGTTGAAAGATCTTACCGGAGCGTTGATCGGGGCTCAAAAAGAATTAAAGTCTGATCAATGGGAAGTAATAGAGTTTCCAGCTATACTTCCAAACAATGAACCTGTATGGCCAGAGTATTGGAAACTATCAGAATTAGAATCAGTTAAAGCATCTCTATCAGTACAGAAATGGAACGCACAATGGATGCAGAATCCAACATCAGAAGAAGGCTCAATCATTAAACGTGAATGGTGGCGTAAGTGGGATAGAGATTATATTCCATCTTTGTATCATGTGATTCAAAGTTATGACACGGCATTCATGAAAAAAGAAACTGCCGATTTTTCTGCAATCACGACATGGGGTGTATTCTATCCAAACGAGGATAGTGGACCAAATTTAATATTATTAGATGCGGTAAAGGAAAGATTAGAGTTTCCAGAGTTAAGACGTAAAGCTTTAGAGCAATATCATTATTGGAAACCCGATTCGGTGATTGTGGAATCAAAAGCATCAGGATTACCATTAACCTATGAATTACGTAAGATGGGTATTCCAGTCATTAACTTTACACCAAGCAAAGGAAATGATAAGCATTCCAGAGTAAATGCTGTAGCACCATTATTTGAATCAGGTCAGATATGGGCTCCAGACCATAAGTTTGCAGAAGAGGTTATTGAGGAATGCGCGGCATTTCCTTTTGGGGATCATGATGACCTTGTTGACTCAATGACACAGGCTTTAATGAGATTTAGACAGGGTGGCTTTATTGAACACCCAGAGGATTATGCAGATGAAAAAATTATTCATGAGGAAAAGGAATACTACTAAATGAAACAAATCCTATTTAAACTATTTGAAAATTTAAAACAGTTAGGAATTAAACCTAACATTGGTAGCAGAACAAATGTAACTCCAATCAGAGGATCAGAAATAGATAGATTAATTAATAGACCTGTAACTCCAAAAGAATTTGATTACTCAAAACCAGAAGTTGTAGATAGTATGAGAGGCATAGTTCAAAATGCTTCTGACTATGTAGGTCAATTTACAGAAAGACAATTAAAAACATTTAATGATAACGTTGAAAGAATTTTAGGTGTTATTAAACCAAAAGAAATAACTGCTGATGTTGTAGATATTGCAACTAAAGAAAAGATTACAGGACCAGGACTTGAGAGTTTAATGAAAGAAAAAGGTGTTGCTTCTATTAGTAGAAAAACTATTGAAGCTGAAACTTTAATTAAACAATTTTTAGATGATGATTTGATTTCATTAAATGCAAAACAAATAGATCAATTATCAAGAGGTAAAGCTGAAGATGTATTTGAAAATATATTTGGAAGCAAAGCTAAAGAATTAATTACAGGTAAGAATACTAATGAAAGTTTAAATGAAGTTTATAATAAATTAAAAACCACTAAAGATACGAGAGGAAGATTACCAGATGATCCAAATTTTGATCCATCTGATATAAACTTTAAAGATGGTGGATCCGTATCTGAAGATGTTAAACAATTACTTAAAGAAGAATTTATAGAATTAATTAATGCAAATCCTGAATCATTTCCAGATACAAATGCTGGCTTTAGAAGATTTTTAAAACGTAAAGGATCGCCAGTATTCAATTATAAAAAAGGTGGAGAAGTAAAAGAACCTAAACAGACAGACGCAGAAATAGAGGAAGAAATTAGAGAAAACAAAAAAGAGTTATTAGGTAAAAAATCTATTTTAGATCTTTATAAAGGAAATACATTATTTGGTCTTGATTTAGATTTTGCTGATAAAAATATAGGTGGAGAATTTGGTCAATATAATAAAAAAGATATAAAAGATCCTAGAATAGGTTTAAGTATCATACCAAATGTTCAAGATGATACATCTAGTAGGTGGGGTATTTCTATTGGACCAAAAGGAGGTGGATTAACTTTTATGAAACCTTTTTCACAAATTGGTCTTTCAGGAGATTGGGAAGAAGTTCCAGAAAGTTGGTATGAAGATAATATACCTGACGTTAATGTTTTAATACCTGAATTACCTGAAATGAAAAAAGGTGGTAGAGTTAATTTAAGACAAGGTGGAGGATTATATCCGGAAGAACTATTACCATTAATAGGTAAAGAAACTGAATTAAGTAATAGAGAATTAGAAAAATTATTTTATGAAAGTGATATGTCAGAAGAAGACATATCTAAATATTATAAAAAATATCCAATAAAATTAGGTGATTTAGAAATTAATCCTAGAGTAAATATAACTTCAGGTGATTTTTCTCCAAATCCTTTTACAACAGTTTCAGATAAATCACAGTTATCTGGCGGTGATATTAGATATAAAATAAAAGATGGAATATATGCAACTGGAAGTTTAGACAAACAAAGAAATTCTAGAAATATAAAATATGATTTTCCTTTTATAGATGAGGCAATTACACAATCAAATACTTATAAAAGAAGTCCATATACAGTAGGTTTAGATTATGAAGGAGATCAATCAGTAATAACTTCTACTTATGATCCAGAACAAAAACAATTTAACATTAGAGGCACTTATCTATTTGAACCAGGTGGTGGTTTGAATAAATTATTTAAAGGATATGGTGGAATGAAAAATGGAGGCTATATTAGTAAAGGTGGTAAAGTTAATACCAATTTGACAAAAACAATACCACCTGTTAAAGGTCCCAATCCACAAGGTGTTGAATCATTGTTTAAAAAAAGATAGAATATAATCATGGCTGAAATAGATAAATCATTACCGAATGTTACTCCAACTCCATCGGACCCAGAATTTAAAGAACAAGAAATTGGTGTAGAAACTATAAACGAAACAACTCCAGAGATCACAAGTGAAAACGTTGAGATGAATCAAATGGAAGATGGTGGAGTAGAAGTTTCTTTTGATCCAACCCAAGAATTACAATCAGAAAATCATTCTTCAAATTTAGCAGAAATAATTGATGAACAAGAATTAGGTCAAATAGGTGCGGATCTAGTTGATAACTATCTTGACTATCGTTCATCACGTCAAGATTGGGAAACAACATATACAAATGGTTTAGATCTTTTAGGATTTAAATATGAAAGACGAACAGAACCTTTTAGAGGTGCTTCTGGTGTAACTCATCCAGTATTAGCAGAATCAGTAACACAATTTCAATCACAAGCTTATAAAGAATTACTTCCAGCAGATGGTCCAGTTAGAACTCAAATAGTTGGAGCAATAACTCCTGAAAGACAAGATCAAGCAAACAGAGTTAAAGATTTCATGAACTATGAGATTATGGATGTCATGAAAGAATATGAACCTGAATTTGATCAGATGTTATTCTATTTACCATTATCAGGATCTACATTTAAAAAAGTTTACTATGATGAATTATTAGGAAGAGCTGTATCTAAATTTATTCCAGCTGAAGATTTAGTAGTTCCTTATTCTGCAACTTCATTAGAAGATGCTGAAGCAGTAATTCATGCAATTAAGATTTCAGCAAATGATTTAAGAAAACAACAAGTAAATGGTTTCTATAGAGATGTTGAACTTGGTGAACCAGCTATACAAACAGATGAATTAAAAGAAAAGAAACAAAAATTAGAAGGTATTAGAGTTGAAAAACAAGATGACATTTACACTTTATTAGAGTGTCATGTTTATTTAGATCTGGAAGGATTTGAAGATAAAGATCCACAGACTGGTGAGCCCACAGGAATTAAACTTCCATACGTTGTAACTATTGAAGAATCTTCAAGAGAAGTTTTATCTATAAGACGTAACTATTCTGAAACAGATCCTAAGAAAAATAAAATTAATTACTTTGTACATTTCAAATTTTTACCAGGTTTAGGATTCTATGGTTTTGGTTTAATTCATATGATTGGTGGTTTATCAAGAACTGCTACATCTGCATTAAGACAATTATTAGATGCAGGAACATTAGCTAATTTACCAGCTGGATTTAAAATGCGTGGTATTAGAGTTAGAGATGATGCACAACCATTACAACCAGGGGAATGGAGAGATGTAGATGCTCCGGGAGGAAATATTAAAGATAACTTTATGGCATTGCCATTTAAAGGACCAGATCAAACATTGTTACAATTAATGGGTCTTGTAGTTCAAGCGGGCCAACGATTCGCGAGCATCGCAGATAATCAAGTGGGTGAAGGAAATCAACAAGCGGCTGTAGGTACAACGTTAGCATTATTGGAACGTGGTT